CTCAGCGCCTTCAACACCTTTTATCACACCGTCAACTTTTACTACGAAATGACCGGTTTTGTCGGTCCAAGTAAATTGCTCACCTTTTGAATCAACCGCCCAAACACTACAACCTGCTTGAATCAAGTCATTTATAACCCTTTGTTCTTGAAGATGACCGGTTTGAAAAAGCCGATGCATTCTGCCGTCAAACTCAGATTTATCATATCCTCGCCACCCGAGCCATATTTTGCGTAAACAGTTGTCACCTATGCTTGACGCACCTAGTCTTGAAAGTCTGAGCTGTGATGAATGAGTAATTTTTATACCCTCATAAATTTTATCTATCAGCGCCATTTCGGGGGCGGGTATAGGTATCGGAACGGGTTTTTTGCTAGCCATATATTACCTTTATTAAAATGGGGCCGAAGCCCCTCTAACTCAATCCCAAGGATTCTTTTTCTTGCCTGAATCTTTGGCGGGTTTTTTGATTTCCAACGCCTCAAGATCGTCGGCCATATCATCAAAGCCTGACTTACCGGCCTTTGAAGGAGCGGGGACAGAGTCTTTGAGTATATAACCTACGATGCGGTTCTTGTCTGCGTAGCCATCACGTCCCTTTTCGATATCAACGGCGGCGGTGAAAGGCTTCTCAATCAAATCGTCAAACGAAGTGGCGTTAGGTTTGCCCGCCGCCTTAGCCCATGCGGACACTTGTTCACGACCAATTTTTTGAGCTACTTCACTGCTGTTGTGAATGTTGTAATTATTCCAAATTTTACGACCCGCGTATTTCCCGCTGACGACTTCAAAAGTAGCCGCGATCATAGTGCCGCCGCTTTTGGTTGTCTTTTCTTCAGCTTCAGTACAAGTCAACATGTAATCGCCTTTGGGCAAAGGGTCATAGTTGCGTTGTTCGGCGGTGTAGTCGTTTAAATCAAAACCAAATTTACTCATTTTTAAATCTCCTTATTGAATGACGGGAATATGTTTAGAAATCTCTTCATAAGTCATCTCAAATGACTCGGGGCAAGCGTAACGATTTTTCGCGATATATGCGGGGTTTTCAACCACATGTAGAAGTCGCTCACCCGTGGTCACGCCGCGCGTTACCGTATTGTTGAAGCCTACGTCAGCTTTCTTGATGATGACTTTGAAGCCAGCATAAGCAATGACGTCGCACCACTCTTGAAGCAAAGCGTTGCATCGGTTGGGCAGCTTAGGTGAAAAGCGGTCATAAGGTTCAGTCAAAGGGTTTTCATAACGAACCACATTTGAATGCGCCAAGAGAACAATATTCATCATACGCTTGCGGCGTAATGAATCAAGCCCTTGCAGAATCTCACGGAAAGACTCAGCTACGTAAACTTGATTCTTACCGTAACCCAAGTCTTTAGCGTCATAAGAGTTTTCAATATCTTTCGAAATCAAAGGCTCAACTAGCCAATCTACCGAGTCAACTACCAGCGTTTTAAAATCGTGCTCTTCTTTGAGCAATGTCTTGATGTTCTCAACAACGTCATTGATTTCAACGGCTTTCGGAAAAGACGTCACATCAAGTGAATCTAAGCCATTTTCAGTATTAATGAAAATAGGCGAAGGAAATTGAGAGGCAATGGTCGATTTACCTATGCCGTGATTTCCGTATATACAAATACGGGGCGGGAGCTCTTGCTTGCCTTTTACAAGCGTATTCAAAAAACTCATGTTATTTCCTTTATTAAAATTGAACGGCTACTTCAAAGTAGCGGAAAGCCCTACTATCAAACTGAAGAACTTTCAATAAGATACCAGGATTATTTTGAGCAATTACGCCCATGCAAACTGCCGATAGCAGCGGGTTACCAATAAGACATAGATAATCTCCTTCGTTAAAGTCTTTCAACACCTCTCTTGCGTGCTCAACCAAGTCAACGCTGTTAACGTCAACGTCAGTAAACACATGTTCTAATACCCCGAAACGCGCTGCATCTTTGATAGTCTTGTTTAAAGAATTATCAACAATCCAACACACGGGAGCTTCAGTTTCCATACTCTCTCCTTTTCACAAAAAACTTGCTGCGCCAATATCGGCTACGGTTTTCTTAGCCGCCGCCAAGTACCATAAGTAATCTAAGTCCGGCGGTATGCCGTCAGGCATTTTCATACAAGCGCGGGCACCATCGGTTTTGGCCACTTTGTTGCCGTTGCTCGCATACGTTATAGGCGGGAGTTGATTAATGGTTTGATACCACCTTACAACTCTGCCTAAATATTTATCACCTTGAACCCCGCCGCCGGTTACGTTACGCACACTGATAAAGTCGGTAATGTTGCGACTACTGAATGTTTCAGTGAAAGGTGTACCGTTGGCTAACCATTCGGCCACGGCTTTCGAAACGATGGGGGCGGTAGGATTCTTGCTCAGAGTCGGAGCGGCATAAATACCCTTAATTTTAACCTTACGGTCTTTCTTAACCGCATAGTAATTATTGACATCTTTCAGCGCCACTGCGCGGTATGGCGTAGCCTCAAATATAAAACCGGTCAGCTGAGAAAACTTTGAAATGATTTCAGTAACTTTCTCTTCGTTGCACTTTTTGTAATACAACATGATACCGTCAGTATTAGCTGAAATAACTCTGATGCCGGCGTTTTCGAGTTTTTCAATCAATGCTAAAAGCGTTAATTGTCCGGTCAAAGTAATATTAATCATAACGTCAGGTGAATAAAGCGGTGAAAACTTGTTCGCCGTTTTTCCGAACGTACCGTTCAACGCGATGCGCAATGAATCAGCGATGACCATGTTGCCGGCTTTCTTACCGGCAAGGCGGCGCTCAAATAGAGTGCGGTATTCATTCAAAAACTTTTCACCGGTATTCATCGGTATTAAATTGCAATTCAACATGATTGCAGGGTAATAAGACGCGACATCAAAATCAACTACGCAATTTTCATCATCTGAGACGTAGCACACTTTACGGTCATGCTGAGAGTGCAAACCGCCTACGCCCATTTGATAAATACCGTTACCTATCTTCACTAAATCTTCCTTCAAGAAGACGGGGAGTTCAACGTGGCCGCTGGTAGGGCGGACTTCGTAAACGTGCTCAGTCATCCTATCTCTCAGTTGATTCAGGTCACTTCTTTGAAATTGAACAAACTCGGGCGCTGAGTAGCGAATGGTCTTCGGCACGTTGATTGAGCTCTTTTTCAAACCCAACCTCTTTATGAACATGTTCTCAGCCACTTGTGAGTCTGATTTACTGCGCGCGTCAAAACCGTATTCCTTACTAATTTCAACGCGCAATTGGAGTTGACCTTGTAGCCGGTTGTAGAGCTCTTCGGTAGTGTCAAGATCGTTCTCACAATATTTAGCTACAAGGTCAAAATCGTCATCTGCTATTTCAGCAGTATGATTGAAAGGCAAGTCTTGAATCAAAGGCATGTTCATTCGTGCCCCGTAAGTTTTTAAACTCACAAAGCTGGGGGCGACTTCAATTAAATCAATGTGGTCGATCAACGGTATTTTGAATCCGTGCTCTTTCTCGGCCGCCCAAGGCATCAAGTTTTGTTCAATAATATCGTTGGCCAATTTTTTAGTCTCTTTGATTGAATGTCCCGCCATGAAGTACGCTATAACGGGCATGTCGAACCTGATACCGTTGAAACTAATAAAAGTATGACCTATTTTGAATAAATCTTTCAACATCTGACGAGAGTCTTCTTCGTGACCCCAGATATAGAAATACTTTTGCGTTTCAACCACCTTGCCAGCGAACAGGAAAAGGTTGCTGAAAATTTCGGTATCAAATACTATAGTGCTCATCTGTCTTGATTCACGTAACCTGAAGCGGGCTCACCCGTATCGACTTCTTTTTGTTGAAGCTCGATGTATTTCTGTAAAAAATGTTCGGCTTTTTTCAAATCAGTTATGCCGTTTTTCTTTTTCCATCGGGTTACATATTTGGTGATTTGAGCTTGAAAATAATCAAGATCATTTGCCGACACATAGTCCCAGTGCTGAATCTCGGATTTATAATGTGTTCCACCCACTTGTTTGTCATTTGCTTGCATTTGCTCTTTCCCTTCTAATAATGTATTCAATGGTTGCGCGTCTCCAGTCGGATGACTTGATTGAACGCGCTTCAGCGATACCGCTGGAAGACTTTTCACGACGCGCCAAAGCAACCCGAGCCATTGGTCTCGCAGTGTGTAAAAAGAACTCATGTGAGTAATTGGTTTCTTCAAAAGGATTGTTACAGAAACGGCGGCACTCAACTAGGAATGATCTCCACTCGCCTTCAAAAAGACGACGTGGCCTGACCTTGTTTGATGAGTAATAATCAAATAGCCCGTCATCAGGTGGGCACTCAAAATCAGGCATGGCATTGTAAAGGTTTGTATAGAGGTGCAGATTATTCGAGATTGAATGATACAAGCCAACTTTCAAATTCAAAGCTATGGCGATAAACTCTTGAATAATTGAGAAATGAACTGGGTTCGCGCCGCAGTATCCCCACCAAAAATCATTTGAACGGTTTACAACTAACATGTCGAGCTCACCCGAACGAATGCTAAACATCAACTGCGTATTGCAGGCGCGGTCTTTCGTACTCTTATTCAAATCAGCGGGGTCCCAAAGCTGAATCACCGCCTGTCTAGACTTCGGGTCAGCTTTCAAATGATGAATGATATGCTCAAG